AAGATCCAGGCTTGGTGGCCGGAAGAGCCGCCTCCCGATGTGTATCTGAAGGCACAGCAAGAAGGTAGAATTTAACAATGGCTGCAAACGGTTATTCCGTTTATTTCGGCAGCGGCTTCGGGTCGGGTGGGCAGAACCGTGAGGATCTGCTTGACCTCATCGTCAACATCGACCCACACGAGAGCCCGCTGCTGACTAAGAGTCCTAAGACCGTGTCGCGTCATACGCTTCACGAGTGGCTGACTGATACGCTGGCTGCAACTTCGACCGCTGGCGCGGAGGAAGGCGGAACCTTTTCGTCTTCGACCGCCGTTTCGGCACGAGTTCGCCAGAACAACTGGACGCAGATTTTCCGCAAGGATATCGACGTCTCGAACACTATGCGTGCCGTTGACCCGGCTGGCGTGCAGGATGAGTACGCTTACCAGGTCATGAAGGCCCTGAAGGAAATTGGCCGGAATATCGAGGCAACGTTCTTCGCTGTCTTGACTACGGCTACCGCTTCGGGTGCTGCGCGTGCGATGAAGACCCTTGAGAATCTCGTCACCACGAACCGTTTCTCCACGACCGCCGCGTCGATTGGTGGACCGGGCTCGGGTACGTCGTTCCCCATCTCCGAAGCCGTCTACAACGGTATGCTGGAGCAGATCTTCGCGACTGGTGGGAACCCGGACACGGTGTATGTGAACTCGAAGGGCAAGCGTCAGATTAGCCAGTTCATTGTGAACGCCTCGGTGGCGCGGAATATCGCGCTGGCCGACCGCCGGCTTATCAACTCGGTTGATATGTACGAGTCGGACTTCGGGATTCAGCAAATCGTGCTGAACCGCTGGGTGCCGCAGGCTGCTGACTCCGCCGCGACCACGACTGGTGGGAAGTGTTGGTTCATCGAGAGCCCAATGGTTCGCGTGGCCTTCCTCCGACCAATCAAGCATGTGCCGTTGCCTCCGGGCGGCGACTCCGCGCGAGGTATGGTCCTCGGTGAACTGACCCTTGAGGTTGGTAACCAGGCGGCCTTGGGCGTGCTCGCTAACGTGCAGGCTGTCTAATCATGCCTAAGCGTAAGCCCTGGGAGCCGGTAGAAAAGGCTAACGACTCGGATCCGAATCCGATGCGACGTGAGGGTGGGCTGTCTTGGCAGCACCGCATTGCGCCGTATGATGAGATTCGGGCCGGGGGGATTACGCTGGACCCAATGGGGTATGTGGATCAGAATATCGGGGGGAGTTATGAGACTCCCTCCGATACTCCACAGGCTCCGGGGGAGCGGCGTGGTCTGTATCGTTACGAAAGTAAGCCATCCACTAGTGACCCAGCGCCGGGGAAGATCGGCGCGGAGTAATAAGATGAGTCAAGGTCCAATGGCGAAGACGACTGCTGAAAGCGGTCCTCCGAGCGCTCCGAATGATGCGTTTAAGACCCTCCCTAACAAGGACTCTCGCGTGATCCGCAAGGGTCACGAGTCGGGTGACGGTAAGGTGCAGGGGTCGAGTTCGTCTAATGGCTAGGCGTTCGCCTAGTGTCCGTTCTCAAGCTCGCGCAAACTTCGAAAAAGAGGAAGATCTCGCAAGGGAAAAGAAGGGGCTGACCAATCAGCCCCTTATCCTTGGCGAGTATGACCGTAAGACGGGTAAGGGTCGGGATCGCTTGATCGAAGCCCGGTCGCGGGGTCCAGCCCTTCGAGGGGAGCGTAAGCGGAAGCCGAAGAAGTCGGACATGGGTTATTAAAGGTTTCCATGCAAAGGTTAACTAAGGAACTCGTGGATGATGTCACCTCAGCCCAAACGTTGAGGGGCAAACTCCCGGGGATTGAGACATTCGTAGCGGCCGTAGCGGACGTTCGGGAGGCCATGGAAGAGGCCAGGATTATCTCGAACGTCCGCTCTATTCGTGGCCTAAACGACTCGAAGGTTTGGTTCCAAAGAGCCATGGTTCCCTTCGAGGTTGTGGCGTTTCTGGAGAACAATGTTTCTCACGACTTCTTCAGGGACCCTAAGTTCTATGAGCCCTGGTTTAACAAGCACCCTGAGTATTGCACAGGGAAATATAAGGGAATGAAGATTGGATAATGAGGTTGCACTTAAGCCCCTTGGGACCTTCCCCAGGAAGTTAAATATCTATGTTCCTTGGGCTGGAAAGATGGGTTGGATCTACAAGTACCGACTGGAGAATCCCTTCGACTTTGCTGATAAGTCGGGACAAATCCAATACCTTGTAGATACTGGAGTTATCACCGGAGACGATTCAGGGGAAGCGCGTCTCGCAGCTCTCGCTGAGAGCGATTGCCATATCTACCACCAGTATTATCATAAGCGCGTCCTTGAACTCGCTATGATGGAGCCACGCCCTGCAATCATCCTCTCCTCGGACGACCATCTTGAAATGGTCGAGCCATTCAACCCCTCCTTCTGCCATACTGGAACCCATAATCTAACGGGAAAGAAGCTTGAGCCGGGTGACCGGATCATGCGTATTGACGTTAAGGGAGAGCACGTTCCACTGTGGGAGGATGGAAAAGAATACAGGGAGATGGGGAAGACTGCGCTCTTTGACATCACACGAAACCTTGAGCAGGTCGAAATGCTTAAGGGAATCGCCCGGGAATGTGATGGAGTTGTGGTTTCAACCGAAGCGCTTGCTGAAGTCTATCGGGGATACGGGGCGAAGAACGTCTACGTCTACCCAAACTCCCTCAACTTCGAGATCTATCCCAAGGTCGAACTTGCCCAAAGTAAAGAGGTCAAGATCCTTTGGACGGGCGGTGCTTCACATTACATCGACTTGTATACCATCAAGGAGCCCCTCGGAAAGGTCCTAAGGAAGTATCCTCACGCGAAGTTCCTATACTTTGGTCAGGAATACCCGATCTTCAAGAAGTGGTTCGGGGATTCGATTGAGTTCATCGATTGGGTGGATCCTGAGGCATACACCTATCGCCTCTCCATGATCGGGCATGACATCAACCTATGTGCCCTCCGCCCAACACCCTTTGCGGAATGTAAGTCCGCTATCAAGTTTTATGAGTCCGCCGCGATCTGGAATCCTGCTGTAACCCTTGGAGCAGACTTCGGTCCCTACCAGGAGATCATCGACGGAGAAACCGGCTTCCGCTATACCTCTCCAAAGGAGTTCGAATGGAAGCTGTCTGAATTAATCGAGAATGCACCGCTTCGTAAGCAGTTGGCCCAGAATGCTCAGGATTGGGTTCATTCCTACCGCGATGTCCGCTTCACCACAGGGCCATATATCGATTGGCTAAGGAGCACAAGTGAGTCCGTCCGTGAATATTGTAGTAAGGCCCTGCAATCCCGAGAGCCTGGAGTGGGAGAAGCTAGTCCAGACGAGTCACCAAACGAGCCTGTTCGTAAGCTCATCGTGGCTGAACGCTGATCGTCCCGTCGTCATAGGAGCCTTTGAGAATGGGGAGCTGATCTCGGGGGTGGTAGCCAGAGAGTTCTCTGACACCCCCTGCGCCCCGTATCAAGGGTTGCTCCTTTCCGCCCGTTCGAAGCCTGTCCATACCCACGCCCTCCTCGATTGGCTTGAGGGAATCGGCGGGATGCCGGTGGTTTGGAACGCTCCTTCCCTTATTGATATCCGGCCCTTCCTAGAACGCGCTGATAAAGGTGTCGTTTGGAAGGAGCACATCCGGTATACCTACTTCGTCAGCACGCCCTTCGTGGTACCTCACCCCGAGTTGGGCGCAGAAAAGACCAATGAACGAATTCAACGGCTTGCCGGATCTTTGGCCCCCGGTAATGTATCTCGCGTACTCATGGCAGACTGTGTATCTCTGTATGAAGATGGGGATGCCTTGGTTGCTTGGGGAGTTGATGCACAGGGGCGAGGTTATCTCGTCGCGTTTGACGGGCCTTATGTACCACTTGCGAAACGCCTTATCAAGAGCGTAGAATCATGTGACTTGGGGGGCACTCCCTCATGGGCCAAGGAATTCGGCCCAAAGCTCAGGACGTCTTATGGCTGTGTTAGAGTGGTTTAATGGCGATCCTTACGTTTGCTCAGGCTAAGGCGCAGGTAGCGCAAGCCATTGGAAATGCGACTGATGCTGATGCTTTGACCGAGGCGGGGGCTGAGATCCAGCGCGTCGTTGAGGAGCTTAACCTCAAGGACCTGGACTGGCTGACGGCTGAGCAGACCATCGCGCTTGTAGTTGGGACGGATGAATACAACCTGAATACAGACTTCAGGAAGATTTATTCTGTGCGTTTGGAGACGAATAAGCGCCCGCTTAAGTATATTGAACAGCGCGTATGGGATCGATCGATTTATGACCAGACTTCGAACCGGACGCCTTGGGGATATAACATCTTCCCACGGTCTTCGAATACGGTCGCACAGATTAGGGTGCTTCCACCCCCTGCATCTGTCGAAAACATTCTAGTTAAGTATTACAAGCTCATGGCCACTCCCTCGGTGGATGGTACGGCTTTGGATATCGTAGAACGGTATCAAGCCTGGATCATTTATCAGGCGCGCGCGAACATTCTTGCGAACCATGGAGAGAATGACTCCCGCATCATGTATTGGCAGGGGAAGGCGGATAGGATGCTCGCCCTCATGCTTGATGAATCTCAAGTCCAGCCAGATAATGATGAAGGCTTTCGTCCTGGTTTCACTGGAGATCGCGTGTTCCCGGGCGATGTCCCTGACGCTTGGTATGGCTGGTACTATTAATGCTCCATACTGAGCCGCTTACTAACGGCCTCGTCACTGCCCGCGATCCTTCGCTCCTTGGTCCTGGGGAGCTTGTTCGTGCTGAGTCAGGGCTCTACCGTCCGTTTAACCATGCCCTCTCTCCGATCAAGGGACGGGCTGTGTTTGGAACGGCGATTGGGGTGAACATCGATGGCCTCAGGGCGATCCCCTTCGAGGCTGATGGAACGACCACGACGCGGCTTATTGTCGCGCATGGGACGTCTTGGCAAACGGGAACTGGCGGCGCATGGACTACGATTCGATCGGTGACCACAGGTCTTCGAATCGAGGCCATTGGGTTTGATAATACCTACTTCCTCTCCAATGGAGTTGATGTCCCTCAGGTTATCAATAGTTCTCTTACCCTGAACCGTCATGGAATGTTCCCTACGGACACGGATGAAATCAGTCCAGGGGGTGCCCTTACCACAGGAGGAGATTGGTCTGCGGTTGGAACGGGCTGGTATGAATATTGGTTTACCGAGTATGACTCCAACCTAGATATCGAGTCAGCTACATTAGGGGATGATATCCTCACTGATCGTCCGATTGGGAACGCACTTGAGAATGCGTGGCAGGTCAGCGTTACAATCGATTATGGTGGCGTAGCCTATCCCATCCTGCACAATTCTAACGCAACGCACTGGCGGCTTTATCGGGGGATTACCTCGATCGGGTCTGGATCCTCTATCGGAAGTTACGAGACCTCCTTTCCGAATGGGCTTCTGATTGAGCAAATTGCTATCCCAGGAGGAGCACCTGCCCCTGTTACTACGTTAGATCCAGGTACGGTAGGAACCACCCCATACGCCTTTCTAACTATCTCGGTAGCTGGGGCTGCTGCGGTAAACATTGCTCGCGATCGGGAGCCTCCAACCTGGAGTACAGGGGACGTCTTCGAGGACTCCCTTGTGGTGAACGATACCGCTAATCCAGGGCTTGTGCGATATTCCTTTCCAGGCCTACCACACTCCTTCCCCGAGTTGTATTTCGTAGGTTTCAATACAAAGCAAGTAGATAAAGTAACTTGTATTAAATCCCTTGATGCAGTTTGTGTGGTGGGGCTTCAAAGCCAGGTGTGGCGCTTGAACTACCTCCCCAATGAGACTGACTCCGAGTTTTCCCGAGGAAGGTGCCGCGAGATTATCTCTGCGAACCATGGGATCGTGGGACCAGATGCCGCGTGCTTGTTTACTCCAGTTGAAGGAAACTCTCGCGTAGCCTACGTCAGCCACGATGGACTTTACGCTACAGACGGGATTCGGACGCAACTCCTCACCATGGACCTTAATTGGGATGCCTTGGTGAATAAGACGCTTCTGTCAAACTGTCTCCTTGTGAACGTCCAGCATCTCTGGAGCCTCTTCTTCTATTACACCTCTGCTGGAGGTAGTGCGCCGAACGATCGAGTGCTTCACCTAAGTTACCATCCACAGCACCTCAAGGATGGGGGATATCTTAAGGTTTCTGGCCCAACGTCCTTGGTCGGACGTGCAGCGGATTATGCGAATAACTCAAGCCGTGCCTTCTCTGCAACGAACTCGGTGCAAGAAGAAGACGTAACGGCTGGGGTAACGACCATGGTTGCGGAGACGCGCTTCATTTATCCCCAAGGGGCAGATCTCTCTACTGAGATTCATGCCCAGCGCGTGCGAATCTTAACTGGCCCATTCAACGGAGCGGGGACTTTTAACGCAGCCTTCACTCGGCGAAAGTCGAATGCTGCTAAGGCTACAGATACCGCTAAGGCATATGTTCCCCACGCCTCTGAGAACCAGCTTATTGAAATGGAACTTCACGCACGCGCAGAAGCGGTCGGGATGGTCCTTAACACTCAGGCAGATACGGCATACCTTGCCTTTGAGTATGATGTTTCTTCAGGAACCTAAGTGCGTAATTACGAAGGTGTAGTAGGACTCGCAGAGACGAAGGATCCGATCTTGCGTCGGA